GTCTATCAAGGAGGCGACATGTACAATTTGCTCATGGGCTCCGTCGTCTTCTATTTGTCTCGTCGCATAGCTGAGGAGTTGTCACGCAAGAACCCCAAGAACAAGGGGAATGAAGTCATATATTGCGTGGGAATGACCGCTGACGAGATAGCTGACATAGTGCACCACACTGCCGGTGAGGCATGTGAAAGCGATTTCAAGAACAACGACGGTACTCAACCCGCCGGAGTTCGCAAGCATGAAGCCATGTTTTATTACAAACTTGGCGCACCAAAGTGGTTTGTTAGAGAGTTTGCGACCAATACTGGGGTGAAGGTTTTCACACGGTATGGTCTCAAGGGTCAAGTTCGCGGTCAACGTTGGTCAGGAGAAGTCACGACTACTCCTGGCAACGGTTATGTCAACGCGTGCGTTAGCTTGGCGGCCTTGATTGCTTCTGGCATCAAACAGTCTACCACATTGGTGTACGGAGATGACAATGTCAACTACACCCGCGAGGATCGTGCTCAGTTGAGTGAGAGCATGAGGCAGGTGGCGACATCATTTGGAATGACCGCTGAAGTCAAGGTCGTGCACAAACGTGAGGAGGCTACGTTTTTGCGCAAGCGGTTCGTCCCAAGTGTGAATAGATCATTTCCAGTGCCATCTTTTGGACGTGTCCTAGCAAAGCTGCCCGTTCGGAGCAATTACAACCGAGCAGTCAGCGATGAAGATTATATGGCAGGTAAGTTACTATCTGCAGCATATGAACATAGGCACGTGGCAAGTTTGCGGACTCTCTTATTGGAAACTTCAACACAGCTATCGTCTACTCCCCATATGGATATGAGGAATCAGGCTATGGCATATAAGTACTCTGCAGATGAAATGCGTGAGTTAACGATCAGCGCCCAAACTATCGACCCCGAATACCTCGGATCCTTCCTCCACTCCGTTTACGGAGTTTGGGAGCAGGATCTCGTTGAGTGTTACGTGTCCGTGTGCGACGGAATCTTAGGATTTCAGCGTGTCAATCGCGGACGCGGGGCTGGTAAAGGAATGCCTCACATTGCACCAAGGATACCACGTGCATTATGGGACACCAAGTTTGAATCGTTGACTCTTGTTGACGTTGCCCTGTAGAGGTTTTT